ACAAAACGAATTGTTCCAGCAGCGATATGCGATTAAGAAATAAAAAATAATATTAGTAACCAATAAGAATGGCAGACCCCATTTCGATCGCAGCCGTCGCCGCTTTGGTGTACGCCGGAAAGGTGTTGAGTTCGCCCACGCCGCCACCGACGCCGACGCCGACGCCGCGGCCGCGCGCAGTCGACGTCGAACCCGACATGGACGAGCCGGAGGATTTCATTGCGTACAACGAGAGTAAAGTCGAGGTTCCGAATTTCGGGGACATAACCCCACAGCGACGGTCGTCAGGTGGTGAGATTTTGGACATGCGCAACCGCCTCTATGATCAGGGGAAGATGAACAACTTATCCCCCATCGAGAAACAAATGGTTGGTCCGGGTTTAGGTTTAGCCCCAGAAGTCCCAGCGGCCGGTGGGTTCCATCAACAGTACCGGGTCATGCCCACGAACGTGGGCGAGTACAAGCTCACGCAACTCGCCGGACGCACCAATCACGGTGCGGACACGATGGGTGGGCGTCGCGGCGTCTTGGGTGAAGTGGCGAAGAATCGCCCCGAACGCACGACCGAACTGTTGGACCGTCTCCCGCCGACCCGCGGTCGGGCGCAGGGCATGAGTGCCATCACCCCGAGACAAGAGCACGAACGCACGAAGCGCACGACGAACCGGTCGGAGACGGGTCTTCGCACCGATGGGTTAGAGGTGTCCGCGCCGAAGCGTTTCACGTCGGCGATGACCATCGCGCAAGAGCCCACGAGAAACAAGAGCGACCTGTCGGATGTGCAGTTCCAATTCAACGACCGCGCGCAGCCAGGGATTCACAGCTTCCATGGGGCGTACGTCAATTCCGTCGCGGTCAAGGCGGCGCAGGGTCGGGACAACAAGACCCTCATGGAGTACGGGTTCAGGCCCGAAGATAAGCGTGGTCAGGCCAACCGCGCGGGCAACCCAGGTCGCATGAACGTCAGAGAGAGTGCCTTGAAACAAGGGGGGAAGTTGACGAGCGTGCGTTCGGACACGACGCGCATGGACGGTCGCGTGAACCCAATCTCTGGTGGATGGATGCAGCAGTACAAGGATGCGGATTACCACAAGCTCAACTCGTACAAGGGTCAGGCGAACCCGTACGCGACGGACGAGAGCTTGAACGCGACGAAACGCCAGTTGGCCAACAACCCGTTCGCGCAAAGCTTTTGCTAAATCTTTGACGATGGATGAAAAAAACACTCATTAAAATTATATGCCTTAATTTTAATGAAGGTCTACACCTTGGATGTTGACAGTAGTCAGAGAGACCCCGCGGTCCACGCCTACGCCAACAGCTACGTCATCGCGTTGGAAAATCCCGTGTACGACGTCGAACGCATTGAACTCGTGTCGGCGCGCGTGCCGGTGTCTCGATATCTCATAGACGACACCAACAAAACCTTCACCGTCGATGGCGTGGACGTGTCCCTGCCCGTGCGAACGTACGCCAACGCCGTGGTTTTGGCTGATGTTTTACAGAGCGCGTTGGCGCCGCCGACGTCGAACGTCGACGTCGTGAATTACGTCGAACTCACAGACACCCTGTACTTTGCGAACGTCGAGGGCACGAGTCATTTCACGTTCGAATTCGGCACTGGTACGAATGGATTCGAAAGCAACGTGACGAACCTCACGACCCCCCATGACGTGTTGGGATTCACGGCGACGGACGTGGGGTCCAACGTGCAGTGCGAACTGTCGTCGGGTTCGGTCGACCTCTCGGGACCGACGGCGTTGTACGTGCGTCTCTCGACGGGTTCCGATGAGTTCACGAAACACGTGTACTCTGGCACGCCGTTTTACACGGGGAAGATGCACGTCCAAGGTCGCGATGCGGAGTACATCGACTTCACGAGCGCGGACGACCCCATCGTGCACGAGTTCTACTCGGGTCCACAAAAAGTCATGGACACGTTGCGCGTGGATTTCTTCTACATGTCCCAAGGGCGCCTGGTGCCGTACGATTTTAGAAACAGGGACCACTCTCTTAAATTTAAAATAACGTGTTCCACGGACAGGTTGGAACACCTCCCACGGGTGAGGTTCTCCCATGACGACGCGAAGGAGGAGACGGTGGAGGTGCAATCACACATAGACGTCGAGGAATTCGACGTCTATAAATGGGTTCCCATTGGGTTCATTATATTAGTAGGCATTCTGCTCATGTTGTTTATCGGCCGACAACCGCGTACACCGGCATCGGCGGGCGCTCAATCTTCGGTCTGATGGACGTGATGATGACGAACACCAAGATGCTCAACAAGGTGGTGGCCAATGCCGTCAAGGTCAACGGCAAGACACCGTTCTTATTGCCCTTGATGAATTGACCGATGACGGAGCGGGAGACATCCATCCACGCGAGGGCCGCGGCGAAGAAAAAGCCACTGGTGAGTGCGTTGAGAGACTGCGATTCGAGTTGCTTGGACACCATTTCCATGCTCTCGGCCACGCGTTCAGTGATGCCGGCTGTGGAGGGTTGCACGACAGCAGCAGGCGCCTTGGCCACTGCCGGCTTCGGTTGTTCAACCATCATCTTTTCGTCGTTCGCGATGATATCAGCCATCGTGTGAGTGTGTTTGTTAATATGTGTGTAGAAAAAAAAATTATTCAGGTAAGAGTTCTTCTTCGTGGATGATTTTTTTATATTTTACAACGCTTCCCTCCATTCCCCTGGGGGCGGATAGGATTTCCTCATCCTCCTCCTCTTCATCGTCAGAGGACGTCGATGGCGAGGATGAATCGTCATCTAAGATTGGTTTGAAAGTGTCACTAGAATCCCATCCCTCCACTTCCACCATCTATAGCATTTTTTAACATTATTTCCACGGGAATTATCGGCTCCCACGTCGCCCATGCGTCGTATGCGGCGTTGACACCCTGGAGAATGGGGTCTTCGCCGTCATACCTCGTGAATTCGTGTTCGCAATCGTCGACGACCTCGATGTCGTCCTCGTCCTCGCCCGAGTCGTCGTCTTCGAGTTGCAAAACACTCCCCACATCCTGACCCACGGTGTTCATGGCACAGTATTTGGCAGCGTATTCCACGTCTTGTGCGAGGACTGTCTTACGCCCACACGCGTTGCAATACTTGCACGCGAGGAGTAAACTCTTTTCCAAGACGGGGGTGATGATGTTCACGAGGGCTTCGGCCTGTCGCATTTCGTAGCCCCCCGAAGATTCTCCGAAACCAGTCTTCATTAATACTGTACGTTGAAAATTACTCGGGCGTTTCCCCCACCCACGCGAAGGACGTTGTACGACCTGGCGTACACGCGAAGCTGTCTATTCTGGAGCGTATTCCTGTTCAAGGTGAGCTCGAGATTCTGGTCTTTGATGACGGTGAAGTTAACCTGACCCGTGGGTTGCGCCTTTTCGGGTTCGAGGGCAAAGCTGTAGCTGTAAAACCTTCGAATCAGTTGAGTCTTCGCGTGATGTATCGCCGCTTGCACAGCCTTGAGGAACAACACTCCACCAGTCTTGGCCGTGAGGACTTCGGCCCCGTCGAGCGCCAGTGTCAAATGTCTGAGCTGTTCGTACTGCACCAACTTCCCGTCGGGGTCGGTCTGTCGATAGTTGTCGTAGTCGAACACACGGGCACCCTCGCTCTGAATGACGAAATACAACTCTTTCACGAGATTCGTAAAGGCGAGTTTACACTTGAATACGTCCTGTCCCTTGGGCACTAAAAAACTGTTGAGTTGATTTTGGGTGATGATGTAGTCTTTGGGGGTGTTTTTGAACTTTATTTTTTCAATGGGGTCCAAAAACACCATTTCGCATTGCATGACGAACGAGGACACACTGTGTGTCTGTGATACCACTGGAAGACTCCCATCGGTGACGTCGACGACGAGGTCGGCCACGTCGCGCAGTGTCACTTCCACCTCCACCTCCTGTTGGTCGCACACGGCGCACAGGGGGAACGCCAGTGAGGGTTCTCGGTGGAAATAAAACGGCACGTCGACGTAAAAGTCCACCGCGTTCGTGGACGTCCCCAAGTAGGCCAGAACTGCGGTGCTGTTCGAACGCACACCCGCCGAACGCACGGGGTATTTGCCCGTGAGCTGGAACAGTGCGTTCTGTTTCGTCTGCGTGTAGTAATGTTCGCCGTAGATTTCTAACCAATCCGAAGACACTCGCTGGACCACCTGTCCTCCGACGAGAAAGTCCACGCGCTCGATGAGGGCGTGGCCCACGGACTCGATGTAGCCCACGTTGGTTTCATTGAGGCCTGGGAGTGTGAACTTGAAACTGACCGTGCGTATGAGGTCCCCGGCGTTGTTCGGCACGCTGAACCGCACGGTGCGCCCGAAATCCACGTCCTGGTCCGCCTCGACGTCCACGAACTCCGTGCTGAAGTTGGAGTGTTTCCTAAAATTTTCTTTAAAGTGGGTGTACTCTGGATTCAATGTGAAAAACTGGTCCTGAGGCCCTGTGGTGGCCAATTGAATTCGTCCAGCCATTCCTACTAATATGAGTAGATTAAAACCTTAGACCAGCTAACCCGTGTTCGATGCACAGCACGTTGTAGTTTTCGGCGTACACGCGTACCGCGTTCTTGCCGGACACGTACAGAGGGGCAATCTCCACCGTGAGGAGTTTGTGAATGATGCGCGACATGTTGACCTGTCCTGTGGGGTAGGAGCGCTCTGGGTACATCGACCACGAGTACATGCCGAACGGCGAACGCACGACGTAATCTTCCAGGGTTCCAGTGGCCCTGTTGAAAAACTTCGTCGTCGTGTCTTGCGCCACCGGGGAGTTGACGTGTCCTTTGAGTGGTTGTTCGTATTGTAAAAACTTCGTGCCTTGATTGAAGACGACTTTATCGTTGAACCGCAACTCGACGTTGACGAGGTTGTTAAAGTTTGTCGGAATGTTTTGTGCCACGGCGTTTTCGTTTTGCGACACAAAGTACATCGTCTTGACGGGGTGTTTAAAGTTGAGCATGACGGATTTTTTGGTTTCCCCATCCTTGATGTCGAACTGCGAGAGTTGGAGCTGCGTGATGACGTACTCCACTGGACGGGTCTGGAAGAAGCGTCGTTCATCTTGCGTCATGAACACGAAATCGGTGTCTAAGGACAGGTTGACGATGTTCGCCGTCGTGCCTTCCGGTGCGCCGAGGAACACCATCTGCGACAACGGGCGAAACTTGACTCGGACCTCGACCTCCTGTTTCGTGAGCGCACACACGGGAATCGCCAACGCCGGGTTCCTGTAATAATAAAACGGCAAGTCCAGGAAATAGGTGTTGTTTCCTTGGTACCGCAGGAAATCGCCGTGTCCCGTGAGAAAGTACACGCCTTGTTTCACGTCGTCGTCGTTGTTGTACAACTGCTGACGCATGTATATGTACTCCCCAGTGATGCGTTGGATGGTTTGTCCACCGATGATCAGGTCGGCCCACTCCACCAGATGCGTGCACACGGAGGGTGGGTAGTACACGTCGTTCCCAGCCAATCCATCGGGTTGTGGGTCGCTCAGCGTAATCTTCAGCGTCATGTTTCGTATGATGTCGCCTTTGTTTCGAGGAATTCGACAGGACACTTCCTCGCCAAAGTCCACTTTCCCATCGAACGGCGTCTCCACGCGTTCTTGAGCAAACTTTGTGTGTCTCTTGAAATTCATCAGGAAATGCGAAAACGTGGGTTGGCCTGTGCACCACGTGTCGGCCAGACCCGTTGCTGCGAGCTTCAGTGACATCTCTGATATAAGTGAGTAAAATTTTGAGAAACAAAAAAAGTGCACTGTAGTAGATATGAATCTTCAGTTGCGGAAGTTCAAACCCGAAACGATGGGGGACGACAAGGTGTGCGTCTTCATCGGAAAGAGAGGCACGGGTAAATCCACTCTCGTGGCGGACATCTTGTACTACAAGAAACATCTCCCAGCGGGTATCGTTCTCTCTGGCACCGAAGAGGGTAATCACTACTACAGCAAACACGTGCCAGACCTGTTCATTTACGGCGACTACGACAAAGAAGCCATCGAAAGGGCTATCGAGCGTCAACGTAAGCTCGTGAGTGCGGGAAAACAAAATTGTGGATGTTTCCTCCTCTTGGACGATTGCATGTACGACAACAAGTTTCTGAAGGACACGTGCATTCGACAATGTTTCATGAATGGAAGGCACTGGAAAATCTTCTTCATGTTGACGATGCAGTACTGCATGGACCTCCCACCCGCACTTCGAGCGAACGTGGACTACGTGTTCATCCTCAGGGAAAACATCATTCAGAACAGAGAGAAACTCTACAAATCTTTCTTTGGCATCTTCCCGTCCTTTGACATGTTCAACAAAGTCATGGACGCGTGCACGGAAAACTACGAGTGTCTGGTTTTGGACAACACCGTGAAATCGAACAAAATCACGGATTGTGTGTTTTGGTACAAAGGAAACATCAGGAAAAACTTCCGCGTGGGCGCGCCCGAACTCTGGGCGGCGCATAAGAAGATGTACAACCCCAAACACATGCAGGACCGTCAGGGGGACCCGAAGAAGATGTCGAAGAAGACTGCGCTCACAGTGACCAAAAAGAAATGAGCTGATAAAATATGTCAGACGACGTGGTCACGTACAATCTGAGCGATTCCGGTGAGGGTATGGTGTCCTTGTCCCCACCCCCTGTCCCGGAATTGCAGCAACAAGTGCAGAGCCAGAGCACGGCGTTTGTCGCCGATGAAAAAAATGTCCGCCAAGAACATATGGATTCCACCGCCATCTCTGAAATCATGGAGCCTGAAATGGTTCAACCCGCCGACCCCAGGATGCAAGGAGTCATGCCGCACATGATGGCACCGCACGCCGGTGCCCCCACGTCCGCGGGATTCGCCATGCAACAACAACAACAACCACCAGTCGCGGAGAAGCAAAACCCCATGGGTCTCACGGATGACCAAATGACGGCGTTGTTAGTGGCGGCGTGCACGGCGGCGGCGGTGAGCAAGCCGGTGCAAGATAAGTTGGTGACCTCTGTTCCCAAGTTCCTTAACGAACAAGGGAGCAGAAGCGCATTCGGCCTCGCGGCCACGGGCGCGGTAGCTGCGGTTCTTTTCTACTTTGGAAAGAACTACATCTGAGCTCATTCCCAGTTGAGGTTGCTGTAGATGGACCGGTCGATACCGATGTAATAGGTCAGCAACGCCCCGACGGTGAACGTCACCGTCAATAAGGCACTCACTTCAAGTGTCTTCTTGACGTCCTTCCCGAATTTATCGAAATCCTCCTTCAAATTTTTAAAGTAGGAGTGCACAGCGTACGTGAGAATGAGCGCGATGGCGGTTGACGTGAAGAAGAAGCTTCGGTCCACGGCCAGACGCGGCAGTCGGTTCACGACGAGACGCAAAAGGTTCGGCACGATGAGAGTGATGAGCAGGAGACGTGCGGTGTAGTTCTCGACGACGACGGGTAGGAGCGCGGTGTAGAACACGGCTATCCAGTAGGCCACCGCCATGTACAAATCATTCGCGGGTGTGGACATGTTTTACTTACTATAGAATTACATTTTATTTACACGTCCTGAACTTCTTTCCCACAGAACGGTGTCTTCTCTGGAATCTTTTCGTAGATTCCCAAGGCCACGGCGATGTCTCGAAGTTCGATGTAATTGTTCCAGTACGCATCGCTGTGGTCGTACTCGTCCACTGTGCAGTGCGCGAGCTCATGGAGGAGGATGTGAAACACCTCATTCACCTGACCGTCGATGCACACGCCAACTTCGAAGCCCTTGTTGACGTTGTATCCCAAGGCACCGTCCCACGAACGATAGTACGCCGTGAGGGGTTTTGGCGCGTGTAATTCCTTGAACTTGCCCTCGCGCACCAGAGCTTCTCGAAGCGTGGTGTACTTCTCGCGCACCTGTCGCAGTTTAGGGGGTTCGCGCGTGTTCAAAAACACGTAGATGTTCACGAGAATGATCATCAACCACATCATTCTACTTTCTATATGTAAAGATAAATTTAGAATACATCTGCGAGACCGCGTGTCCTGTGAGCGCACCCCAATGCACCAAGTGAAACCCATGCTGTTCCAACGTCGTTATGAGTCGGTCCTTGTACGCGATGGGTTCGCTTTTCGCACCGTCGTCGTAGTACGGCGTGTCCGCCAAGTTCACGAACAACTTTTCACCAAACCCACCCTCCGGTGTGCCTTTCATGAGGAAAAAGTTCCCCAATGCGTCTTGCATGGGTGTGCGCATGATCACGGCGTCGCTGTCGGGAATGATGCCCGCGAGCGTCCCCCCTGGTTTCATGCGTTTTCGTATCTCTTTGATGCTTCGGTAGAACAAGTCCGAAGAAGCAAAGATGTAGTGCAGACTAAAGTTGTAACACACGACGTCGTACTTTCTGTTTGGACACGCCGTGATGTCTCCCACGTAAAAATTCACCTGCATCTTCAATCCCATGGCCCGACTCTTGGCCTCCTCCAAAGCTTCCACACTCGGGTCGCACATGCTCAAGTTCGCGCCCATGTGTTTCCACTTTTGCAAGTCCCCGCCGTATCCACACCCGACGTCGAGGACTTGGAAACCATCTCGACACACAGCCTGTATGATTTCCCTTTTAAAGAGATTGTGGGATTTTCGAACGTCGTCCATCTCATTTTCAAATAATGAACGCACCTAACCCTTATATGGGTGCTTATGGACCCAGAGATTGCACACCCATTTCTCACCCCGAGACACGGGCTTGCCCCCGTGCCACGCCTTGCTCGTCATGAACTCGTAGTTGTCGAGGTTTTCGAACAGGAGACAATCCCCCGTGCTCAAGCGGTACTCCTGTTTGATGTTCGGGAACGCCGTCGCCCCACCCTCGTACTCCTCGTTCAGGGCGACGATGAACGTGTACATCCTCGGATTGTCCCCATCTTTAAAGCAATCGTAATGGGGCTTATAGAATCCACCTGGACGATAGCGAAGGACTTGAAGTTTTTCGCAGTTTTCCGACGGTCGGTCCACGTGTTCGAGACATCGATCCATGAGTTTACGCACCACCGGGTCGTCCCTCCCGAGCCACGCCGTCTCGCTTTGACGCACGTTCATGTTCACTTGGTGATGACCCCCGACGGTGGATGTGTGCAGCCTGGGTAGTGCCACGCGCTTGATGTGCTCGCACTCGTCCTTGGTGAGGACCTGGGATATCTTCACCGGTCGCTGGTACCGAGGTATCATGAACCACACGAACACGATGAGTGCCAGAATGAGAAGCATGTTATGTTACACTCAGAAATTTTCTATAAAGTACGGCGTCACGCACTTGTACCTATCGTGTATCGTGCGTATGACACCGTTCGTGTACTCCGTGAGCAAGCGAATGTTCTCCAACACCTCGTGCTTCGGTTTCCCTAGCACGTATTGACGCAGTTCATCACTCGACGTGTCTAAAAACATCTGGAACAGGTGCGTGACGTCCGCAGCCTTGGCGTTTTGTTTGTCTCGACGCTGTAGCTCTTTTTTGAACGCGTCGTCATCAATCTCGTGTAGCATGTATTGCACGCGCAGGTACACGTTGTCTTCGCGCACGACCCATCGCCAGCGAAGTTCACCCTCGATGCGCAGCAGCGACAGACGCACGGTGAGCAGTTCGGTGCATGACGGCTCCTCGTGCTGACGAATCTCCTGATAGGACGGAAGCCCACCGCACGGGATGTCCCCATGTTCGCGGTTCAACGCACTCGTCTTCCTCTTAAATTCCAAGTAATGCGGGTTGTGAATCTTACCCACACAAATGACCCCTGTGCGCCAATCGAACGCCGTCTCGCACATCGTGCACCACATCTGCGAACACCCCGACGTTTTCTGTATCATCTCCCCACACTTTGGACACGGCTTTGTGTCTTTGTTCAAGAGCTGCATCGTCTGCACCGCGTCTGGGTCGCACTCGTGCGCACCATCGCCGCACATCGTGTCGTTGCACTGCGCGCAAAAGTGCTGACGACACAATCCACAGTACCAATCTTCGTCCATGAACCCACGACACTCCCCGTTCGGACACTTGCGTACGAATCGGCGCTCATCCGTGTTCACGGTGGAGAGTCCACCAGTGCGCAACTCTTCGTACTCTATGAGGGCATCCGTGTACGCCGCGTGCATGTCTCGCAAGTCAGGATGTCTCTCGAAATGGGCGTCGTCCACGACTGGGATCGGGATGTGGTACGCGTTCAGGAGACGAATCAACTCCGAACGCAACTCGCGTATGGTTTCACGCACGTCACGCATTCGCAAAATACGTTCCACTTGGGGCTGTGTGTCCGGGAACAAGGCTCTTTCCCTTTCGTACAACACCATCTCCCTATGTCTTCTAAATTCCGTGTTTCGAAACTTTAACGTGCACCAACTGTCGACGAAATCCCGGTCCCATCGAGTCTTACAACCCATGCAGTGCGCGTCCTCCGCGACGCTCAACAAGTACTTTTGACAACACTCGCGACAACATTCGAAATCACAAAAAGAACACGAAACCTTTTTGTGATTTGTTTTATTCCATGATTCACAACACACATCACACATTTACCTATTTATTAACTAAAAACTTTAAACGGATCCAGTCCCTGTCGGATTTGAAAATCTTCGAGAGACGGGGTTTACTATTCTTGAAAAAAATCATCAACGCGTTGAGACGTCGAAAGAGACCAAGAGGGGGTTCACCCGCCTTGATGGCGCGCGACAGTGCCCGATGCCTCGCGTACTTGGACATCTTCGCGACCCCCTTGTACCCGAACACGGCAAGGGACACGTTTTGACTCAAAGGAATGCGCACACCAACGACGGGAGAGTTCATGCTCTATTACGTATTAAGAAATTTATCCACGTCGAGCGGCTCTATTCACGGCTTCCGCGGCTTTACGCGATTTGTCGTTATAGTTTTCTGCGACTGACTTGAATGACTTCTGGCTCGCCATACTACTGCTTCTACTGAGATACCCGCGAGCGTTTTTGAATTCGTTGTTTCCAGCGT